ATCACAAGTGTGGAATCGCGCTAATGCGCTGTGCAATTTCCCTGAGGTGCCAACACCAGCGGCATTGAAGCGATTTGATCGCAATGGCGTCAACGTCATCAGCGGCACGCAAACAAAGTATTTTTCGCGCACAACTGTATTCACCATCGCCCTGCGGCCTGTTGGATTGCAGCCGAATGGCCTGCCATACGAGTGGGAGCCAATCGGCGAGCAGTTCTGCATTACTGGCCAATCGCCGGTTGATAAGTACAATTACATCCGCGTCAAGAGTCGCATTCCTGGCCAGTTTGAGTACCGCTTCATTCCTAAGAGCGGCGCTGATGTACGGCAGTTCAGCCCTGATAATACAGAGTTCTGGCGCCTTAGCGCAAACGGTGGGCAGCTGATTGGCGCCGATTACACTAACCGCTACGGCACGTTTCGCATTACTACCACGGGGACTGTTGTCGCCGCTATTGATGTTCGCGCCAATACTGAGCTGAGAACCAAAGGCGTTAAGGGCATAGAAGGCCGCTGGGTGACGCAAGCGGCAAGACTTACAGTTGAGGAATGGTTGCCATCATCCGCAACGCAAGGTAAATTTGGCGGATGGCATACGCATTACCTTGGATACGCTTCCGATTACCAAGGCCAAGAACGCAGTGTTGACATCACGCTGGATTGGGCGTTTAACAAGACCGTTAGCGTCAGAATCACTGCTAGCAGCATCTACCGGCCAGAGAACCCGCTCAGCGATTGGGAATGGCAGAACCCGTCAAGTATGACGATCATTGGCTGGTCTGATGAGCCACCGAACAATTACATCTTTGATGCAGTCACATTCGTCAACAATGACTTTACGCGTGGCGGCAGCGTTGGTCCACGTCTGCGTGTTGTACATGACAACGTTTACATCCCCGGTGATCCCAACACGCTTGAGCGTTGGTTTGAGCTTGCTAGTCAGATCGCTGATGTCTCGCATTATGAGGAGCTAGAGAAGTCCAACAGTTCATCACCAGAGCACGAGATCGTTTATGTGAACGAAAGCGTCACCAACGACGAGCGGCCAACCTACAACAACATCACCATGTTTGGCATGGCGCTGCGGTCAAGTCGGTCGATTACAACGCTCGATCAGGTGCGGATGTGGATCCCCGATGGCGTGCCCACGTTCCGCTTTGGTAGTGGCGATGTCGGCCCGGCAAATAAGTTTTCCGATCTCGTCTATTTCCTGCTGACTGATCCGCGCGCTGGTGTCGGTCGTCGCGTGTCAGATGAGCTGATTGACACTGCAGGCTTCTATCGCACCTCACGATTCTTGGTGCAGAACGGCATCTACTTTGATGGCGTGATTGAAGAGCAAGTCAACGTCCGCGAATACATCAGCCAGCTGGCGCCGCTCCACTTGTGCAATTTCGTTATCTCCAACGGTAAGTTCACCGTTGAGCCGGCATTGCCAACTGAAACTGACGGCAGCCTGCGGCAAGGCGCTGTGCAGATTTCGGCGCTGTTCACATCCGGCAACATCATTGAAGACACCTTTGCGGTCAACTACCTAGAAGCTGAAAGTCGGCAGAATTTCCGTGCTGTGATGACATACCGCGAAGGCACCAAGAATCAACTGCCTGAGCAGCGTTCAATGATGGTCGTCTGGGCTGATAACACAGATGAGTTCAACCAGGCCAAGATGGAAACCTACGACATGAGCGCGTTCTGCACATATCGCGAGCAGGCATTTTTGGTTGCGCGTTATCTGCTCAGCGTGCGCCGTCGTGTTACGCATACCGTGTCGTTTAAGACCACGCCGGAAGGTTTGTATCTTGCGCCAGGGCAATACATCCGCGTGATCACCAAGGCATCGCCTGATGTGTCCTTCAACAATGGCGTGATCGACGCTAGTGGCAATGTGGTCAGCTTGGCTGGTGAGCTGAGCGGCACCTATGACATCTTCGCCTATCGCGCTGGTGATTCAGATGTGCGGCTGACGCAGATCACAGTGACAAACGGTGCCACCACAGATACAACGCTGTTCGGTTCGTTGTTCACCGTGCGACTTGACAACACCAAGTGCAACATCTATCAAGTGGATCAGATCTCAATGGATGAGGACGGTCTAGTGGAAATTGAGGCCAGCCACTTCCCTTGCGACAACAACCTGCGTAGCATGATTGTGCAAGATGTGCTCGATGAGAGTCGCTTCGTGGTGGTTGACTGATGGCTTTCCCTTCACTGGTTCCAACCTCCCGTAATTTCAATCCGGGCGACTATCCGATCAAGCAGTTCCGCTCGCAGTCGGGTGCTGAGGTGCGCATCCTCTACGGCGACGCACGCACTGGCATGACGCTGGAGCTGTCCTACGACAACATCAGCGATGCCAATGCTGATCTGTTCTTGGCGCATTACAACGACGTGAAGGGCACCTACAACACCTTCGCCATCCCCGATGAGGTGAAAACCGGCTGGAGCGGCAGCAGCGGCTCGATCGACGCGGCTGGTGTCAACGCATGGCGCTACGCCGAACCACCTGCAGTGACTGCCGTCAGGCCGGGCCGTAGTTCGGTGCGTGTGCAGCTCATCGGAGTCCTTTAAGCTGGAATCATGGCCAAGATGTACACGGGCCGAGATGGCCGACTGCTGATCGACGGGGTTGAGCAGATCAAGGTGACCAACTGGTCAATGACCGGAAGCCTTGAGATGCTGGAGACAACAACGCTTGGCGATTCGCAGCGCAGCTATACGCCTGGCGTGCAAGAGTTCAGCGGCAATGCCACGTTGCTGTACTACAACGACGGCACCGGCCGCAATGATGCAGCGTTGGCGCTGAAGAAAGTGCTCAAGGTCAACGGCGTAAGCGATGGCGACACCGTAGATCTACGGCTCCGGTTGGTGGAGGGCAATAGCAATCATGATGTGCGGTTGACGGCTTACATCACCAGCGTTGGATTTGGCGCCAGCGTTGGTGAAGTCGGCTCTGCGCAGATCAGCTTCCAAGGTACCGGTGCGCTCAGCGAGGTCACGATCTGATGGGCGTCTACCTCGGCAATAACGGCAACATTGAACTGACGCGCAAGTCATTGGAAGGCGCGAAAGAATCTGTCGTTAATCCGAGTGATGTCAACGCATTCCGCAACCGCTTCAGTTTCGACTTTGATGAAGGCTTCCTGATCAACGGTGACTTGATCGAGATTGCCACCACTGATGGCACTGATCTTGATTTCGTTGATGCAAGCGGCTGGAGTGTCGGCAGCGTTCAGACAAGCGGAAACTGGTATGTCTTCATTGACGAACTCGGCGGCATCCGACTGTATGACAACTTCGACGATAGCCTGGAGGGCAGCACTGCAGGGTTGATCTCGCTTTCTGCAATCGCCCGTGACATCCCGATCCGCGTAAGCGTGCGTGATCGTGATCGCAGGATCCTTGCATCTGTCACCGACTACGAACTCAACACCAACCGCGAAACCGTAGACATCACAGCACTGAGCGATCAATACCGTCAGCAATACAGCTCACTGATCAGCGGCAGCGGACGCATCACTGCGCAGTGGGATTACGTGAATGAAGCTGGGCGTGAACCCGTCAACTACCTGATGCAGCTTGTGCTGCGCACTGAGATCGGTTCTAGTTTTCACGCCAAGTTCTACATCAAAAGCCCGAACACCGATGCAGCGGGCGGTGCATTCGCCAGCACGCAGTTCAATGACTCGCTGTGGTGGGAGTTCGACGCACTGGTGACGAACAGCGCCACCAGCTTCACGCCGAGCGATGTGATCGTTTCCACGATTGATTTTGTGGCTACTGGCGCGATCCGCTTACGTGCTCGCACGACAACGCAACGCAAGCTGCTACAGGAATCCGGCGATCCGATCCTGCTGGAGCAGAGCGGCTACCTGCTGTTGGAGGGTGATGAGACTGCCTAAACTGATGGGAAAGGAGTAGGGCTAACACTGTGGCAGACCTGCGGATCAGTGAACTAGCGGCACTTGCCGGTGCTGATCTCGCAGCCGGTGACTTGCTTGCCGTTGCGGACATCAGTGCAAGCGAAACCAAGAAAATCACCGTCACAGATTTCCTTGGCAATGCCGTCACGCTGATTGCTGACGCCACGATCCCCGGCGCCAAGGTCATCTTCGGTGCTGGCAGCATCCCCGGC